TGAAAAACTTGAGTCTGCCTTTGTCGAGATGTCGTTACATGGTAAAGAGAAGTTTGATAGTTATGTAAGGATGTATGCTTTGCACTGTAAACAGGTGCATGGTATTTATCCAAACTATACCGATTATGACTCTGCCAGAAAGTTTGCTTTGGAAATTTCTAAGTACAAGTATTCTTTTAATGACTTCGTCAATGGATGTGATCAAGAAGATCAACCATCATATGCGAAACTGCTCAAAATTATGAGAGCAGAAGTAGCCGCCGAAGCCTATCGACCTATTATTAAGTACGAGCGAGGGGGCTTCGAGGCGTTATTAATTGAACCTCGCCGTCTTGGATTGACGTTAAAATCCCTTGGAGTGAAGGAAGGCGATCCTCCTCCAAGTAAAATTCGTTAGTAACATCAATATTATATCTAGGCGTGGCTCGCCTGTAGAAACGAGCTCGTATTCTCTACGTAAAAGAGGACTTTTGTGTGCTGGACTCATGCACTCAGATTTTAATAGAGAGTCTGTTACAATTGCTCAAATGGATGGCTCGGAAGTTACTGATTTCGAGACAAGGGTTGCTGTAGATGAAAAAGCGACCACTACATTTGTGGAGGATTCCAATGTTGAGATGGGGACGTCGAGTAGATCTACTATAGGTATTACTACGTACGTCGAGAAGTATTCTGATATTAAGAGCTTCTTAGAAAGACCCAGTCTGATATCTAATGGTCAGTGGACCACAGCTCAAACAGTAAATCAACAATTAGCGACGGGAGATATTGCTCCGTTGCTTTCCTCTGTTACCATGTGGGCAGAAAAGATCAAAGGGTTTAACCTTATTCGTGGTGATTTCATGATAAAGGTTCAGATCAACGCATCACCGTTCCATCAAGGGAAGTTGTTATTACACTATTTACCTTGTTATGCGAATTTTGTTGCGGTAAATCCACAATATGGAAAGTTTAAGAACAAGCACTTGACGCAGAAGATACAGCATCCTCACATTGAAATAGATTGTAGGAAAACTAGTGTCGTTATGAGAGTGCCTTATGTTGCTCCAACTCAATGGTATGCCCTTAAAGAAGGCTATTATGATTGGGGTACTTGGTTCTTAGATGTTTTCAGTCCTCTGAATATTGGAACTGCTGCACCTGTGGGTCAGCAGTATGTCGACTTTGCTGTTTATGCATGGTGGGAGAACGTTGAGTTGAACGCCCCTACCGTTCCGCAAATGTCGAATGTCTCTAAATCCAAAGTTAGGAGGAAGGGAGGAGAAGTGAAAGAAGCTGCCGAGAATTCCGGTCCAATTACTATGGGACTAAGGAAGGCAGGAAAAGTAGCTAATGCTTTAAGCGGTATACCAATTCTATCGGAAATCGCTAGTGGCACTGAGTGGGTCACTAATATTTTAGCAAATGTTACATCAGTCTTTGGATGGTCGAAACCAAGGGAGCTTAACGGGAACATGGTTACAGCACGTCAGATTTTTAGATATGCTGGAACCTGTGATGGTCCTGATTTAGCTATTCCTGGTGGAGTATCAGCACTTAACCGACTTGAAGTTATTGATTATGGTTCTTATACTAATGAGGATGAGATGTCTCTCGCTTTTTTATATAGCGTACCTTATTATGTTGGAGCTTTTACCTGGGCAGCTACTGTAGGCCAAGGAACGAGCTTGTTGAGCCATAAATTATCCCCTCTATCATTCTTGAACACCGATTCTGATACAGTCAATGCTATTGTGACTAATTATGAATATCACGTGCCTTTTACTTATTTGGCACGTATGAACAAGTTGTGGAGAGGAAAGTTAAATCTGACTTTAAAGTTTATTAAGACCCAGATGCATTCAGGAAGGTTGCAAATTACTTGGGTGCCGTGTAATTTACCAAATGTTACTCCAGGTCTGGTCAACGGAGCTTTTAATAAAAGAGCTATTGTTGATATTAGAACTGAAGACACGGTCACCTTTGAGTTGCCTTTTCTGTTGTATTCAGATTATGCACCAACTACTCCTATTACACCAACCAACGCTTATTCTGGTCAGTTTGACATTGTTGTGTTAAACGACCTTCGAAGTCCTGAAAGTTGTGCTCAAGATATCCAAGTCCAGTGGTTTATATCAGCTGGAAGTGATTATGAGTTAGCTTGTCCTGGACAAACAACGTCAGGATCTGTCCCTTATGTTCCTCAAATGGATCAGACATACATTACAAAATGTCAAATGGACGGAGGTGAGTTGTTAAAGAGTAGCGTGGATCAAGGCATGGAGATGCCTACAATGGAGATTGGAGGTGTTAATACTTCTGATGATCTTCTGTTTCATTCAAAAAGAAGTGTTGGTGAGCGAGTGCTCTCAATAAAACAATGGTTGCTTAGGAATAGTGCTTTGAATTCTAATGCTACCACTACGTTTAATTGGTCTACAGCAGGTAATTTACTGCTTGACCCATATTTCTTGACTGTATGGCAGAATGATCCAGCCACTGGGGCTGTAAAAACCACTTCACTGGCTGGTGATCACTTATCACTTTTAGGCCCGTGTTTTGCATTTATGCGAGGAGGATTGCGTTATTCATTCTTCATTTCCACATATACCACTGGACAATTTACACCAAAAACGTTCAGTGCTATCGCTCCAAGCAATGGTTTCTTTGCTACGAGTCCTATCAATACAACAGCACAGATTCTGTTGGGATCATACAATACGTCGTTAAATCCCTACGGACCTGTGGGCTGTTATCCGCTAGAACCCGTTAATTGGACCGAAGGAAATGATCTTGTGTATCAGCACGTCCCTTATTACTCAAGGCTACCGATGATGTTAACCAGTTATTATAATGGTATCGATACCCCTACGAGTGATCCTGGACGTCCTTTGAGCTCCCTGTATTTACAAAAGGCAGGTAGTGCTCCGCAATTATTCCCCGTAGTACAAAGGGCAGTCGCTGATGATTTTCAGCTTCTGTTCTTTACTGGTTGCCCTCCACTGGCATCCAGTCATGCATAAATTTATTATTAAATAAATCCTTTTTATTCTTTTGTGGAAAGAATACCGTCGTGTAGTTTGCTTCAAATTTTTATACACTCCGGCAATTGTGTAAAGGCG